TAAGCCTGAACATACCGTACAAATTCAAATTTATTTAAATCTTACGGGATACCAACACGGTGTGGTATTATATGAATGTAAAAACGACCAGAAGATTAAAGCTTTTGAAGTTAAAAAAGACCCTGAGCATTGGAAAGAAATTCATGCTAGATGCAATAAAATTATGAATATGACAAGTCAACCAGAAAAATGTACTGGTTATAGATATTGTGCCTGCAAGAGAGAAGATTAGTTATGGCAGATGAACAACGATGGTCACCTCTAACAGCATTAGGAAATGCAGAAACTTTTATAAAAGATTTAGCTATTCCGGCAATAGGGAAAGAAGTTACTAAAGAGTATAGCGTTGATTTTACTAATTTGATGAACGCTACTAATCAGCAATTAGAAGAGTTTTTAACTATGTTTGGGGGATATAAAGCATATCTAGAAAATCAATTAGCTGATGTTACAGCAACTAAAACAGCATTAGAAGCGGCTTTTAATGAGAGATATTCTACGGCTATTTATAAATTAGCAGATGAACGGGAAGAAGCAGGTAAAAAGAAACTTACTAGAGAAGAGGTTAGAGGTGCTGCATTTGAAAAATATCCTAATTTAACAGATTTAAGAAAAGAAATTATTGGGCAAGAGGCTATTCATATAAAAGTATCGGGCTTGCTTAATGCCTATAAATCAGCTTATGATGCAGTCTCTAGAGTTGTAACCTTACGCAATATGGGTAGGGACAATACCAAGACATGGGGGTAAAAAGTGGTAGCTAAAACAAATAAATATAGAATTTGGGTTGAACATAGATTAGTTCATGCTATTGAAGTTACAGCTGAATCAGCTGAAGAAGCTGAGAACAAGGTATATGAACAGCAACGTAAAGGTACGTATTGTTCTAAACATAAAAAATCTGAAAAAGTTACATGTCAAAAAATTGTAGAACTTATGGAAACTGAAATTAAAAAAGATAGGTCATGGATAGCTTATGGATAAACGCTTTAAAACGCTAGACGACCATGAGTTATTAGATACAGCTAATAAAGCGGAGATTATTCTTCGAGGAATGCGTTACGCTATTGTATATCAAGACATTGATACTTTACGAAAATGTGTAACAGATTTACGAAATTGCGTGTTAGACATGAATGAAATAGTAGAGGAAGAGTTTGGTAAAGAATGAGGGTAATTGGCAGATTTTTGAAGACCTCCCTGAAACTGTATATATGGGGATTGACTGTTCATCTAAGGCAGTCCATGCGGTCTTAGTTGATGCTGCTGAAACTGTTATAGGTCAGGCAAAATGGGGAAGTTCTGAAAAAGATTTTAATTTAAGAAGTCTTCAAATTGCTCGTAAATTTGCGGAAGATTTGAGTAAAATAAAGATATGTATAGAAGCTGCTGTTGAAGCAGCTATATTTATTCAAAACCCTAAATCCACGATGGAGATTGCGGGAGTTGTACATGGAGTAAGACTTTTGTGCGACCAGAATAAAATTGACTGTATTCCAGTTGATAACCGTCATTGGAAGAAATACATTTTGGGAAAGGGTAATTTAAATAAACAGGCAATAAAAGAATTTACTATCGACAAATGGGGAGATGTATTTTCTGAGCAAGATTGGTGTGATGCGGCCTGTATAGCATTATGGATAAAAAGGAGACATAAAGGTGAGCTTTCAGAACTTGAAGGATAAAGGAGTATAAACTATGTTAGGAAAGGGCGGGCTACAAAAAGTAGGCCCAGAGATTAGGCAAGCATTTATAGGACCTGCAAAAAAGAAAATTCGGAAGTATAAAGATACGTTCCCAAAAGATTTGCCTACTATAGAGGATGTAAAAGCTAAACATGGAACGGTTGTGTGGTGTAAGTTTATTGATTGTAAATACAATCAAGAGATAGACGACTTACAACGAACTAGCAGTTCTATAATGAAGAATAAAACATATAAACCTATAGGTGAGCAAGAACATATTTGGGCTAATATATGTACTAAGGATGAGATTTCAATTAAGTTTCAAGAGGTTGAGCCAAATAAAAACACAACTGTTAAAGTTCCTTTTTGTTTTTCAGCGGCTAATAAAACAGCAGGTCATATAGACTTTACTAGATTCTTAAATTCTGATGGAAGCCCATTAGGAGGGAACATTGATTCCCAACATGTGTCCGATGAGGGATATGGAGCCATGGATTCTAATACATTTTATCAATAGGATATTTTATGCCAAAGCGTATACCACAAGAAGTAAAAACTAAAGCTATGGAATTTTTTTTAGAGGGTAAGCCCGCTAGAGAAATTGCGGAAAAAGTTAGTGATACGTTTAACATACAAGTTAAACCTTCAACTATTTATGCATGGGCAAACCAATATAAATGGGGGGAGACTAGAGCGGTTTCAAGAGCTGACGCAGTTCAGAGAGTTAAAGAAACAGAGACTCAACGCTATGCTCGATTACAGGAAGAGCACCTAGATACGTATGAAGGTTTACGTAGGAAGGCATCAGCGGAATTAAATGTTCAAACATTTGATAGGGCATTTGATGCAGCTAAAGCTTTAGATTTAGGAATTAAAGGCGAGAGGGCAGTAATGTCTGGCTTGGTAAGTTTGCAATTTATACAAGATGTTATGGGAGTTCTTGTAGATGAGGTAACCGACCCTGATGTTTTAAGCAGGGTGGCATTAAAATTAAAGGCATTGGTCGAAACAGATAATGAGTAATCAACATTCAACAACCTTTGAAGACGCATTAGCAAGATTAGCTGATGGTCTAGAAGCACGTCAGTCTATTAAGGTAGGAAGTTTCTGGGAATTCTTACGGGATATTTGGAGTTTGTCTTTTGACCATCCTGAATACTTTCAAGCTTGGCATGTTGGTGTAGTTGCTGAAGATGTAGAGAGATGTGTAGAAGAGGGGCTAAACTACGTTGCTATCCTCCCACGCTTCCATTTTAAGTCTACCCTACTAGGACACGCCTTTAGTGTTTGGAGGCTCTTAAAAGCTGGCAGGGACTGCTCTGTGCTATATCTATCTTATAGTGACCATATGGCTAGGTATCATCTTAGTGAGATTAATAAAACTGTAAATAGAAACCCTATTTTAAAAGAGTGGATGGTAAACAGAAGCCCTAAAGCAGATTATTCTTTTAGGTACTATATAAATAATAGCCCAGTAGAAATAGCTCACGGGGGTTTATTTTCATTTAAAAGAGGTATGCATGTAAATGGAGCATTGATTGCTGATGACATACTTCGAGACCCAGATAACCCATTAAATATGGGACAAATACATAAGGTTGAGGACCATTTCTTAACTGAATCAATGTATATCCCACTGAAAGGTGTACCGTCTATAGTACTTGGAACACCTATGTTACCCGGAGATTTGTTAACCAAGCTCCAATCTGATGACCGATTCTTTGCAAGAGTGTTACCAGCATTAGACCCTGTGCCCGGACGTAGAGTTTTAATGCCGGAGTTATATACTGAAGAATGGTTATTACAACAACAAAAGGCTAGACCTAAATCTTTTGCATCAGAATTTTTGCTAGTGCCGCACCTATCTACTCAATCTTATTTTGAAGAAGAAGAGATAAGTAAATGTGAAAGACTTGATTTGATAAACCATTCAGCATATAAGACATATGCTAATAATGGTACTGACCAGTTATTTGCTGGTTTCGATGTTGGAAAGAAAAGACACCCTTCACATCTGGTTATTTTTAGACGTAGCGGTTCTTTAATAGAACAGGTACATCAATCATGGTTAGATGGTTGGAACTATTCGGACCAAATAGAATATTTAAATCAGGTTGCAGAAAATTTTAATATTCAAAGAGGGTATATAGATAATACTAGGGGAGAGCTTGAAGATAGAGGATTAGATGGAATATGGAGACCTATGTCTTTTACTACTAAGTCTAAAAATACTATGGCTCAAGTTTTTGAACATTATGTACATTCTGGGAATTTAAAATTGTTATCTGATGAAAGGCAAAGACAACAGATATTGTCTGTCAATAATGAGTTGAAAGCTCCTGAAACTCCTATGGGTCATGGGGATGCATTCTTTTCTATTGCAATGGCTTTGCAGGCGGCATATGAATCTGAACTCTATAATGTTCAATCTTTAGGTAATGTTATGGATTGGTTTGAAGATTTAGACCCAGATTCCGCTAAACAAAAGTCGTCAAACCCAAGTACAGATTTACAGAAGAAGTGGGGAAAAGTATTAACACACGGGTCAGCATTGAAAGATAGTGACCCAGATAGTTGGGATGGAAAACCTTGGGCAGAACAAACCGCAGAGGACTTAGTAGCTAAATCTTTACAGATACAAGCTGAAGCTCCTAATTCCCAATGTTCTGAAAGCTTATGTAACCCATCATATTGGGTAAAAGAACGTAACCTCTGTCTATACTGTGGACATAGAGGGTAAATTTTAGGAGGAGAACTTATGACAGTATCTAGTCGTGTATCATTGCAATTACCATTATCGGAAACAGTAACTCATAAAGCATTATCGGAGCAATCAAAAATAATTCTTAACCATAGATATTATTTAAAAGATAAAAATTCACAACCTATTGAAGATGCCAATGGATTATTTGACAGAGTTGCTTGGGCTTTAGCTAAAGTAGACCATCAATATGGAGCATTACCAGTAGAGGTTGAATTAACCCATAAAGATTTTTATTTTATGATGAGGAACTTATATTTCCTTCCTAATAGTCCTACATTAATGAATGCAGGTACAGCACAGGGCACAATGTCTGCTTGTTTTGTACTTCCGTTAAATGATTCTATGCAAGATATTATGAAGACCGCAACTGATATGGCTATGGTACAGAAATTTGGGGGTGGTACAGGGTTTGCTTTATCTCAATTACGTCCTAAAGGCTCCCACATTAAAACTACACATGGGGCTGCTTGTGGACCAGTTCAAGTTTTAAAGACCTTATCTAGCGTATCAAGCATGATTACCCAAGGGGGTAAGCGTGATGGTGCTAATATGGCTGTTATGGATATCCGACATCCAGATATTTTAGAATTTATTCGCTGTAAGTCCGTAGAAGGCGATATTCATAACTTTAAT